TGCTCCAACATAATGTCGTTCTAATTCTGTTTTGGATATTCTGATGTTGTGGTCTGGAGCCTTTCCATTCTTAGAAATGACAACTTCCCATCGTTGCTGAAAAAGAACCTTCCAATGAGTTTCAAGATCACTCATTTTCCGTTTCTCTTTTGAATATATGTCTAGATATTTTTGGTGTTTATTTGGAATGTTTAAAGATTCGTTGTCCAAATCATTATCATCGATGTGAGAGTCCTCCCCCCACATTTCCATAATTTCTTCAATTGTCATAAATTTTTTAATTGTTCAATAGATTCTTTATTTCATAATTTGTATAACGAAATCCTGCGGTAGCAGTAAAATATTCTAAATCTTGATTTGCGCTATCAAATTCTAACGCAGAAATAGTGATGGGAAATGCTTCATAGAAATGAAATTCCATTTGAGGATTCATTGCACTTGTTAAAATAGTAAGAATAATTGTTGAAACTATTCCTCCTTGTGGAGTCATAGAAGCTCCTCCTGCTTTTAACAAACGATATTCTTCTCCTCCTCTGGCCAGTCCTAATGCAGTTATACGATCATATATTTCCATCCAATTTTTCAAATGTTCATCTACAATAAATCTGATCGACAATTCTTCAAATGTAACTTTTGCACCAGCCTGAGGTATATTTAAATATGGAGTTTGAAAATCTATCGCATCAATGGAAACGCCCGGAACATTAGCGGATTGACAAAACCAAGTCAAGTTTGGAGCATCTTGCATTGTCAGTCGAAAACTGATATTTGAAAGATAGTTTAAATTGTCTGGTACTTTATTTGATGCGGCCATGATTTCCTTTTTAGTCCTTCTATACTATTTATTCAACAGATTTTCAAACTCACCATAATCCATATCTTTTCCAACAAAAATAAATTTAGAATTTGGAAATTCCTCTTCTATGTGTTTGTGTTGACCAATCCAAGAATCTTGATTTTTATCATGAAATTCTGTAATAGAAGATCCAAGATATATTCCTTCGCTGGTTTGATCATGAAAATAATCAAATCCTACACAATAAAAAAATGTTTCACTTGGGTTTTGTTGACAAGCCAATCGGAGCGCAACTGTATCAGAAATCCATTCATCATCCCACCATTCAACATTTTCAGTTGGATCAGATGGATCAATCCAAATAAAATACATAACTCCTTCATGTGCAAATTGAATAAAATGATCTGTTTTTGGTTGATTCTCTCCGATTTTATATTTTTTATCGGTTGTCTGTTTAAGCATGTCATAATGCATACTTGGAATTAAATCAAACCCTCTAAAATAACACTTATATTTTTTCGTTAAATCATTAGTTATCAATTCTAACTGTGCATCGATATCTTGACAAATTAAATGGTTTGGTACGAATTTACGATAAATTAAATCACAACCATACGTAATATGTTTTTTGAAAAGATTGAAATCTGAAATAGACTTTGATTGACCATTTCCTATCACTATGATCATTGCGGCCTCACTGGAAAATTATCACTACAAACAAAAAAAGGGAGCAGATTTCTCTACTCCCTTTCTGAAATCCTACTATATGTAGGTCAAAAATTACATCAAGTTGGTAATTGCAGCTTTTCTGTAATATACATTCAGGTGAGGATTAGATCCAAGAACACCTGTCATACGACCAGTTGAAGCAGTTGCATTTTCAGCAAATGGATTTGCAACTAGACCATAACGTGTTTTGAAAGCAATCTTCGGTTGGAAACTGTCACTATCAACCGCACGAACCATTTGCAACGGAACGTAAGGACAATAGAATATACCAGCATCCATTGGCGAATCACCTTTATAACCCACACAGTAGTATTCTTGTGCGTTGGCAGAAGCATATGGATCAACATATACTTTATACCGACCATTAAGAACACCAGCGAAAGTAGTCGAAGCGGTATCATTATTCAGATCTGTGCTCATTGCAGGAGCATAATCCAACATACCGGCCATTTGAAGAGCAGAAGCAACATCAGATGAAGTCATCAGAATATTACCTTTTCCTCTACGAGTGTCTTGACCAATTCCGTTTGCATCTTTTTCAATCTGCATCATCAGACCTTTGAATTTTTCAACCATCCAACGTCCATTGGAATCGGTATCAAGATCAAAAAGTCCAGCAGTAGTTGTACCAACTTGGGCACCAACTTTTGCATTAATATAAATCTTACGGATAACCTCACGATTAATCTCTGCAAGAATTTCACCAGACAGGATGTTAGCAAGTTCTGCTTCTGCATCCAGACCATGAACTGCACGTAAATCCTGTGCGAGTTCCATTGAATAGGAACCTTTCAGGGCACGTGTACCAGCAGCAACCGAAATCTTTTCGATTGAGAAGGACATTTCACCACCAACATCTCCCTCACCAGCGTCTGTTTCCAGAGCACTATGTGCGGAAAATTCGTTACCAGTTTGTCCAGAACCGTCACCTGCCGTGATCAAAAGACCAGGCGTAGTAACTAAGTCACCAGTTGCATGTCCATCTGCACCAGATTCTTGATCGGGTTCAGTTACGCCAGGAAGTTCATCCCCTGACATTGAATTGACACGACTCTTGAGTGCGAAAATCAATCCTGTTGGGCCAGTCATGGGTTGAACACCACAAACATCGTATGCTACGAGTTGAGGCATTGCACGCCGAACCATTGAGATCAAAACTGGATCTGCAAAGTCAGCACTTACATGAGTCTGGTTTCCAGCACTACCACCTAATGATGCGGATGTGTCAGTAAGACCCATCACAGTAGTAGGTGTTGCCTCCGTTAAGAGTCCACTACCACCTTGATCTTGAGCATATTGCTTTTCAACATTTTCAAGACACATAGCAGTGACCGCTCTTCGGTGTGCATCCTTAATAGGTGGAAGATCTGGATGATCCAGAACTGGCGCCCATTTTTTATTAATTGTTTCTGAGAGTTGCATTTTTAAAACTCCTTAATTGTTAAAAATTTAAAATTTATAATTATTAATTACGAGCAATAGCTTTACTATATGCTTCCATGATGTCATTCATCTTTGGAGTTTCCTCCACTTCCGATACATCACTTTCTTGTTCAACATTATCATCTTGTTTAGTTTGATTCGGGAAATAACTTTCCTTAATCGTCTTAACTTTATTCTCAAAATTATCTGCATCTTCTTCGTAAGAAACACCCTCTACGAGAGATTTCATCTTTTCAGATTGTGTGTCTGCAAGGTCTTCGCAAACTTCTTCTAAGATTTTGTCTTTACGATATTCATTGAGTTCGTCTTTAGTTTTAACGTTATCCTCAATTTGAGAATTTAATTTTTCTTCAAGTTCCTCCACTTTGTCATAAAGACTTTCAACGATGTCAACTTTTTCGTCTGGAACTTCGATATAATGCTCGGTAAAGAGATCTTTAAGACCGCCAATGAACTCTTCGGTAATTTCACCTTTCAGTGATCCTTCGAGCGCAAGTTCGTTCTCTTTCATCCACTCTTCAACTACGTAGTTGAGATAACCATCGACTTTATCTGTCAATTCGTCACGGAATGAAATAATTTCTTCTTGAAGATTTTTTTGAAATTCTTCTTCCAGTTCTTCAATTTTTGTTGTTGTCACTTCCATGACTTTCTGATGAACTGCTGCTTCGAAAATTGTTGCTGCTTTGGATTTAAACTCTTCTGAGAGTTCTTCACCCTGTACCAGTGCTTCAATGTCTTCTTTAACATCAATTTCTGGAATATCAACTTTAATTTTCTTTTTCTTTTTGCCAGGTTGCGGATCTCCTGTTTTTGGATCTGCATCATCTGGCCCGCTTGGTGTTGGGCCACCCAAATCTTCTACAGAACCTTCTGCAACACCCATAAGGTCTTTCCATTTAGTGGAAACTTCTTCTTTCTTCATGGTGTTGACTTTATCGAAAAGGGCCTTGATCATTCCAGCTTTAGTAGAAGGAATTTTAACTTCCTCTTTCTTTACCTGTTCGTCTTCTTCCTCTTCGTCATCGTCATCATCATCTTCGTCATCGTCTTTTTTGCCGTTTTTCTTGTCAATTGCTTTTTGCAATGCAGGAGGCAATTCTCCTTCAACGACTTCTTCTTCTTCAATTTGTTCTGGAGCTTCAACAAGTCCTTCTTGCTCAGTTTCTTCCAGAATTTCTTCTTGAGTTGTATTTTCCATAGAACTTGATACTCCTAATAGTTAATGGTATATTTCGTTTACTGTAGTAATATTTATAATATCACAACTTTGATAATAAATTTTTAAACTCATTTATTTTTACTTCCTCAAGTCTTTTGGAAGTGGCTTTTAAAATATTATTCCTTGCCCGTTCAATATCTTGTTCACGCAAAAGTCCATTATCCCAAATCCATTCTCTTCCTTCCATAATACCTTCAACGAAAGCATTGGGAGCGGATGGATCTGCAACAATGTCTGCAGCAGAAGCAAGATAAAAATCTTTCTGTACAATCTGAGATTTATTTGAATCTGGTTTTAATGTTCCCATTCCCCTTGAGGAAACACCTAACCTTGCACCTTCATCAATCAAACATTTTACAATTTTACCATTTGGCGTATCGAGAATTTTTGCACGGCCAACAAAATTCTTGCCTTCTTTTACCAAGGAAGTAATCATATGAGATGCACGATCAAGATTGACAGTCGGCCCATCTGGATGTCCCAATTCTCCAAAT